ATGGCATATCTACCGTATTAATACTGGCATCTGCATCTTCAACACGAATCAAGCGATTTATAATCAGTTGATCTGTGCTATTTTCAGAAGCAGGCCAAATATACAATCTGGGAGTAACTTGCTTATCTAAGAACCATTGCGTAGGACGAGCTTTCGTAGACTTGCTTGGAATGTTCCAGTATTCAGATCTACCTACTTGACTCATAGATATATCGGTAGCCGTTCCTCCAACCGTTCTTCTAATAACAACGTCTAGTACGTCAATGGTTGATGCTGTTAAATCAATAAACTCATCTGCTTCAGTTAGCGTAGTTGATGAGTTAGTTATCGTCCATTGGTTTAAGCCCCTGTTTGCCCAATCAGCAAGCAAGAGGTTAAGGGATCGCCTTGCGGTGACCCCGTCATAACCTGTGCGAAACTCAAGACCACATCGTTCAAATGCTTCCTCAATATATTCCGCAACATCTGGCTCAAAGTCTCTACTTCCTGATGTAGCCATTTTCTAGTTCCTTATGAGAAGAACGTAGTCATTGCCGTCAGATCAGTAACAGCAGTAAACGTAACGTACCCTCCGTTCTTAAACAAAAGACCGTCATCTGGAACGTCAGGGTAAGAGTTAGTGGTAACTCCCGCAACAGTCGCAAACTGCATAACTATCGAGCCTGTGCTAGATCCTTCTCTGAAAACTATCGTTGCTGCCCCGCTACCATTAACTACATAAATGCCGCGCAAACGACAACGAGACAAAGATATAACACCACAACAGCTAGTACCTGATCCTGCGCTAACATTTCCTGCAGGATTACCTACCGCTGTAATAGAAGTTATAGTAGCAAAAAGCTGTGTACCTGTAGCCGTACCAGCATTCGCGCCTGTTATAGACTCTGAAACTGCAGTACCTGTCTCATCTGTACCAACAGCGGTAAAAGATATACCACTATCATTACCAGCACTAAGAATAGTAATGTTCCTTGGTGCATCAAAAGTAACAGATCCTGCAGCAGCTAAAGCGCCTCCTATTACAAGCGCAGCGTTATTAGCTACAGCAGCGGCGGTAGATATTCCATTTGGATCTGCAGCAGCAGCAGTTATAAAGCTGGATGTTACATCACTACCTGAACCTTTAATGGTCATAGTGATTTACCTCCTTTAAGTAGCTACGTCATATCCAGTAAGTTCAATAAGAAGCCTACCGCCAGTATAAGTACCCGCACCAGCGCCTTGAGCGTTAACTAAGTACAGGTACTGATCAGCACTAATTGCACCGCCAGCAACCATACTCCCGGCAACCAATGCACCGCCGTTAGTAATCTGAGACTCTGTAAGAGCAGCAATAGCTGTATCTTCTACGCCCGTACCTTCTGTAGCAGAGTAGATATCAATATCACCATTACCTGCAGAAGGAACCTCAAGACAAGTCATTTGAATACCAAAGATTACACCTTGGTCTGCGGTAGTAATACGTGCAAAGTAAGCTACGCCATCACCATCTTTACCGATAATGTCTCCAGCAGTAGCACTTTTTGTAAGGCCGGTTAGGTCAAGAAGAATAGTAGTCTTAACAATGTTTACGTTGGTAGTTGTATCGCTTTTAAAACGCTCTACTTGAGTAACGTAAACACCCGCTGTGCCTTCTATACCAGCATCTGCAACGGCTTCGTTAATCATTTTATTACCACTAGTGATAGTAATTACACCAGTAGCAGCATTTTTAGATACGGTTTCAAAACCGTTTTCGGAACGGACGGGACCGTTGAAAGTTGTATTCGCCATGATATCTCCTGTCTAGGCTAGTGTCAGGCGCGGTATTGCACCTGTCAGGGATAGGTTCTTTATACTACATAAAAAAGAAGGGGGCAAGATATGCCCCCTTCTCCATGGTTTCACATGAAACCTTTTAAGCGCCTTGAGATCCGAAGACACATCTTGGGTTGCTGAATCCGAATGAGTAACGCTCTCTAGCTTTGTAGCGAACATTACCTGTATCGAAATCACCTTCCATAGAAGTGGTGATCGGAGTTCTTTCAAAGTGCTTAAACCCATCAGGGCAGTCAGTCATCAGGAAGAATCCATCAGTATCCGTCAAGAAGTGGTTGACTGAGTAGCCTTCTGGCAACAGTCCCATATTCTTGATTGCGTTGATGTCATTATCTGCCGTTCCGACTCTTCCTGGAGTTTCAAGCAGCCTATCAGCAACAAACTGAAGTTGAGGCGGAACAATCAACTTGGTTCCCCGAAGGGCCAAGATCATGTTTCGATCATCAACGAAAGTTGAGATGTTGATCAAAGCATTTTCCAGTGACGTTTCGTTAAGATCCGCCTGGGTTACCGCCCGGTTAGCAATGGTTCCACCATTAGCGAGGGGGTGTGCAGTGTTGATTAAAGATACACCGTCACCTCCAGCAAAGTTTGCGTTAAACGCATTGTTCAATACGTTTGCAGCCTTTACCTGCTTAGTGTGGGCCATGCTTCGTGCAAGAGCCTTTGTATATCGAGCGCCGAGGCGGTCATACAAATTATCTTCCACTGCTTCTTCCGTAAGGGAGAATGCAAGGGCTATAGTTTCGTGAGTGTAACGAGCGGTGAAACCTTCGCTTGCGCTATCGTATTGTACGCCTTGACCTTCATCCTTAGTGGATGCATTGCCAAAGCCAACGATCATTACTTCTTCTTCAAATGCACGATCTGAAGATTCAGTATCAAAGATTTCTGCATGTTCGTTTTCGTAACGATCATACTCCATGCCAAACAAAGCGTTTAGGCCGGGCTCAAGTTCTTTAGCTAGTTGTGCGCGTGAAATTGCCATCTATTCAGCCTCCTTTACGCTAAACCAACTGCTTTAACGCCAAACAGATGGTTCTGTATGGTGACAAGCACGTTAGTGTTGGCTGTAATTACATCTGAATTCTCAGGATCTGTAGAGATATCCAGGGCTTTTAATGGCAATGTCGCTGTTGTTGCACCAGTAGTAACGTCAAGCTCAAGGTACGAAAGACCACTCGCTTCACTTCCTGTTCCAGCATTATCAACAATATCGAAATTACCAAACAAGTCTGCAACAGGGAAAGCAGCGTCAGCTTGCACTTCAAACACATCCATAGGACTGTCGTAAATGAAAGCTACTGCATCAGTGGCTGCGTTTCCGGGCCAGTAATTGCTCCATGTTGGCTTGCTAGTAGTTGGGTCTGTATAAAAACATCCGTTAAATACGCCTAAGATGATGACGTTAGTAGCACCACCTCCATCAGCTCTCGCAATACGAGTCACATTACCAGCAGTACCTTGAGTGACAATGTCACCTTGGTAGATGTTAGTAGCGTTGGTCGCATCTGCAGTTGTTATTCTGTAGCGAGACTGACCTGAAGAGTAATAGTTACCCTGCAGGTTACGAACATAACGGAGTCCAAAAGGGGCATCTAAGTTTGCCATTTTCTAGTTCTCCTTATAAACACAATCAAAGTTAGTCGTTTTTACCAGAGGCACCAAAAGTTATCTTGGTTTTGCGCTCTTGATGTATCGGCATTCTAGGATCGCTTTCACGCATAAGATTATTATCTACAGCATTCATCTGATTTTCAGTCTGCTGTTCGTAATAAGCGTTCCTTTCTTCCGCTGTCTCAATCGGTATTTTGGCAAGAATTAGACCACCAACGCCCACGGTTCCAGCGTGTTTTCCTTCATCGATTGTAGGCAAATCAAAGCCTTCAACCTCAGATGGATGCACAGGCTCATAACCTTCCTGAAACCTTTTGTGTACATTGGTCTTGTCATCCTCATTTCTTATATGAGTTCTTACCCACCGATATCGCATACCAGGAGGAGCTTCTGGAGCTTCTAGTGCTTGAGGCGGCTTCCATGGTTGCCTAGTCGTTTTACTACCCCTAGCAGCTTGGCTCCTTGGGGTTCTTTTCGATCCAGCATTTTTAGTTTCTGTCATGATGCCTGTAACCTCATTTTCTGTTTTGCGTAATCCTTGAACGATACACCTAGTCTTTTAGATAATGCTTGCTCACTAGGGGTAAGCTCAACTCTACGATCATTTTGACTGCGTCCATTTCCTGTTGTGCGCGTACCGGAAACTACGGTTTGGACGGGTCTTCCGTTGTTTCCTGCGTTGCTTTCCGCTTTGAACCTGTTTGGAAGTTCTTCGCGTAATCTGTTGTCTAAATTAGAATAGTATTCATTTGATTCTAAGTCAATTCCAGACTCAGCTAATTCTTGGTGTATTACCATAGCTGTGCTTGTCATTATCTTATCAACACCGAACCATTCGTTCTTCTCTGCCCAACCTTGAGCTTTTGAAGAAGGCTCAGAATACTGAGGCTGTTGCTGTTGAGGTTGCTGTTGTTGCTGTTGGTACTGAGCTTCATCAGCTTGCCTCTGTCTTGCTTGGTTGTTATTCCAAGCTTCCATGTCCTGCTCGTACTTAACTAATTCTCTTTTATACTGCTCAAGAGAAGTTCTTTCAGATTCTGCTCTAGCTAATGCTTGTTGAGCATCTGCCATAAGTTCAGGATCGCCAGACTCATAAGCTTTAGTAACAGAGTTTTTTGCTGCTTTCGCTTGAGCATCTACTCTGCCTTCAAACTCATCCTTATAGCTTTTTGAAATTTTTAGATTTTCATCGGCTGTTGTCTGGCTAGTTAGCTGCATTTGAGAAGATAACTTTTTGTTTTCTTCTTGCAACTGCTTGGCGTATTGCAAAGCTTGAAGCTCTCTCCGCTGCCAATCTTTAGCTTGTTTAACAGCTTGATTGATACGGCCTTGAGCTTTCTTTGCTTCTTTTTCTGCTTCGCTTAACTCTTGATCATCGTTACCCAAGGCACCTTCGTCAAAGTCCTCACGAACTTTGTCATTAGAGATAGGGGCAACTTCTCCAACATCCTCGTCAGTTAAGTCTATAAAAGTAGACTCCTCTTGAGGTTCTTCAACAGCGGCTCTTCTCCCTTCGGGAATTGCTGCTTTATCTATGTTGTCATCATTTAAGTTAGCGAGAGCATCGCTTAAAGTTTCTTCTGTCATAACCTACCTCACAAAGCCTTAATATCATTAGGATCTAAAATGGTGCCGATAACTTCATCATCATTAATGATTCGTACTTCAGCATCATCTTCTAAGGAAAAACGAGCGCCAGCGTATCTGCCTATTAATACCCAATCGCCTTCTTTGCACCAAGCTTCTCCAGCAAACTTGCTTTCATCTTGATATGCAATAGGGCCGACCTTGAGCACATAAGCAACAACAGTCGCCAAGCTTTCTCTGTCAGTAGTCTGTTTGGTTAACAGAATACCAGCATCGGTTTTTCCTTTCCCTTTGTAAGGTAACACCAGCAAACGCCACCCAGAAGGAGTAGGCATTCTTTCCACTAGTGATTTATCCAGTACAGTTGGATCTAAAATTTTGCTTGTTTCTGGTACATATGCGTCTTTTAAAGACGGTTGTGCGATTATGTCTGTTGCCAGATCATTCATCGAAATCTCCTTCATTTTGCAGCGCCTTCCTAAGTTCATCGCGCAGGGTGCGAAGCGCAGATAATTCACCCATCACGAACCGATAATCCTCCATAGTTTTAATATTGCCACTTGAAACATATTCGACTCTGTCGCTTTCAAGTTGCTTTATCTTTTCATGTATAAAGTTTGCTAAGTTAATTGAATCCATTTAGCTATTCTTCTGCCCCGCCGTAGTATGAGGTTGGAGCCATTCCGACAATATTAGTCATCCTGGGATCAGCCATTCCTGCATACTGCGGGGGTGGAGATCCATACCCTCCGAAGACATACGGGTTTGGTGCTGGCTCAGGAACATACGTTGTCTGCGAAGGAGGCATAGGCATACGCTCAGGCATTGGAGGTTGAGGCGCATTCCAAGTAGAAGGATCTTGGTAGTTAAACTCCCCTTCCAAAGTAGCGCCGCCATAATTTTGGCCTTCACCTTTTTGCCTAGCCGCATCGAATTTCCAGAATTCATCTTCAGAGAAAACACCATCATCACCCATATCAGCACCTTTTCTACGCAAAGTGTCTAACGCTGCTTGGCTATATGATTGATTACGATTTACACGATTGTTTGGGTTTGTCCCATATCGAGAATCAGAAGGTCGCCAGTTATAAAGCTCCTCATCTGATATCTGTCTATCGCCATCGATGTCAGCACCAGCATCAAAATCAGCTAAGGCTTGGGCTCTTAGCTCTTCATCGGCTTCATAACCTTGGGGCAAAGAACCTCTCCATGCGCTACCGCCATTGCTCATCATCATTGGCGCTCCATACTCAGGTCCACCAGTAAAGATGTCCTGCGGCATGGGTCTTTGCGGAAATTCTTCGTATCTCTGCGGCATCCTTGGCATGTCGTAGATACGATCATTTTGCCTTCGATCTTGCCGACTTGGGCCTCTGCGTTGAGGTCTTTGTTCAGCATCTTTTCGTGATCTAAACATTTCCATCATGCGCCTCATCATGTCTGACCGATCACCACCATTATCTGGCATTCGTGGCCTGCGAGGTTCTGGCCTTTCCATTATTCTTTGAGGACCGGGGCCAGTTGTGGGCATCGGCATTGGTCGCGGAGCCATAGGCAATTGCATACCACGCATGTCATTGCCCCGCTCTGCACTACCGCCATCTCTCATCATTATTGGTTGCCTCCCCTGGCCGCTTCTTAACTGTTGCTGGTATAAATCTCGATTAAAATTAGGATCGGCTTGTTGTGCTGCCGTGACTCTATCTTGATAATCTTCTAGCTCCTCGCCCGGACGCGCAGAATACATTTGCTGCGGCATTTGCGGGGGTGCGGCAAGCATTTTTTTAGGCGCAATCGCTTGACGTTTTCGAGCTCTTTGTAAATTTTCTGCCCGTTGCACATCAAGGGGGCGGGTATCATATCGGGATCGGTCTTCAAGCTCCGCTTGTGATATAATTGGCCCTTTATACTGTTTGGTTGTCATCTCAATCGGTTGCTGGTTTGCTAACATATCGTTGTTTGGCTGCTGGCCTGGATTATTCCGAAAGAACTCTTCAGCTTCTATCTGTTCTCTTCCAACCCTTTTTGTAGTTTCTAAATCCTGCATATGCATACCGGGATTAAGTTTTCTGCTCATCTCCTCTAGGCGACTTTCAGATTTTGGAGGGGTATATTGGGAATCTGCGTTAGGTTGAGCCGACCGTTTAAGCAATTCCATCATGCGGTTCATTTTGGTTTGGCCATCATCGACCGCCTCTGGTGTTCGCCCTGTCATAGGGTCATAACCTTCTCCAGGGCCATCTTCTCCAAAACTTCCATGAGGAAGACTAGTAAAGTGCTCGTAAGGATTTCCGCCTGCAGAAATAATTGCTTGCTCTAGCCTTCTTTTTTCTTGAGAAGAAGCAGCAGACTCTTCAGGAGTTTGCTGCCTAATTCCGCCACTCATGGAAATTGTCGTTGACAACTTATTGTAAAGTTCGTTTAGCTCTGGATTATCTGAGTACTGTTTGCTTTTATTGAAAACATTTCCTATTGGGCTAGGCATAGACGGTTCTGGCATAGGCGCTGGAATACTACGAACGTCATCGCCATAAGGACGAGAATACATTGGTTTTTCTGGCTTCATAGATCCATATTCAGGCATCTTAGGCATTGGCTCATACGGCATTGGCTGCATAGGCTGATAGTCAGGCATTAACTCTAGTCTTTGCTCTGGATTATTCATGCCTGAAGGTCTAGGAAATGCTCTATTTTTTTGCTGATTATTCCCGTATCCCCTCCGGTAAGAAGCCATTAAAAAACGCCTTCAAACTTTGTGCCACGGAGTGCTGCACCACCACCACGGGATTTACCTTTGCCCATGCCTGGCTTAGAAGAAGCATCTGTCTTTTCAGGCTTTGCTTTTCCGTAGCTAACTTTGCCTTGGCCTTTTATTGTAAATCCGTCTTTCTCTACTTTGTTGGACATTACCTGCCTCCGAATATATCGCCAATGTTTTTAGTCATCTTTTCTGCAAGATTACCCATTTGTATTTTTTCTTGCAAATCTAATCTTTCTTTTGCAATTTGATCTTTCATATCTGCAATATCAAGCTGAGTATCTATCCTGTCTCCAGCTAAATCTCTTTGCGCGTCTATACGATCTTTATCTAAATCAAGTCGCTTGTCAGCTTCTTCTGCCTTACGATCAAGATCTGCAGACTTAATATCAAGCTCTTCTCGCCTCAAAGCAACCAAAGGATCTTCATCCTGCTTTGCCTCAAACTCAGGCGCAATTTGAGATACTAACTGTGCAGTAATCTGAGCAACCTTTGTTTCAAGCATTGAGTTCATCTGCTGCATCATAGGGTCAGGCTGTGGCGGCATACCTTGAGGCATTCCGGGTGGCATTCCAGGCGGCATACCTTGTGGCGGCATACCCTGTGGAGGAGCCATCCCTTGTGGCGGCATTCCCGGCATTCCTTGTGGTGGTTGCATCTGTTGCATCTGTTGCATCTGTTGTTGTTGTTGTTGTTGTTGTTGTTGTTGCATCTGTTGTTGCATCTGCATGATCTGAGGATCTTGTTGCGCCTGCTGTCTCGCCATCATATCGATATGAGCGTATACATGCGATTGCACCAGCCCTTGTATCTGAGGGTTTGTCTGACAAATAGCAGAATTATAAAATGCCATGTGTACTGCAATATGCGCCTGATGGTCCTGATCAGGGAAAGGCGTAGCAGGCTGCATAGCTGCAAATCCTGCGTTCTCCATCGCTGATGCAACAGGTTGTGGTTGAGGGGGTGGTGGGGGTGGAGGCAGTATTTGATCTATCTGCTGTACACCCATCGATTCATACATGCGCTTATACGCATTGTATATACCCATTGGCCCATGAACTTCAGGATTTGCCTGTACCATCCTTAGCATTTCCTGAGACATCATGACGCGCTGACTCATAGAGAAAATGTTGGGATCGCTTACAGGAATAATATCTATTCGATCATCAAAGTCAGACTGCTTAACGCTTTGATCACCATTAGCTGTCATGTACGGATACTGCGGAGGCAGATAGTCTTTAAACAAATCTGCTAACAGATTAAATTCTATCCGCTGGGAGTAATGCAATCGCTTATGGATTGCGCTCATCACGCGACTACCGCGCTCAAGCAATGCGACTGTCGTTCCTACAGGCGCTTCAGCATTACCATCACCTACCTGAGTATCGCCAATTGATGCAAACCTTCTGCCTGCGTCAACCAACATACCCAGCAGGGTAACCATCGTGGCACTTGGCTCTTTAAACGGCAGAGGCATTAACGCATCCCGTAAAGACCCACCTGGCGCGTCCATATCTCTAAACTCACCCGGCTGAATAGGCACATCGTCATCTCTGATTCTAATGCCTCTGGCTTTAAATCCACCAGGGAGGTTAGCCAGTGTACCTGCATCGATCAGTTGCCTGAGTATTGAGGTAGCACCTCTCGACAAGCCACCAATCATATGCGTCAAGCCAAAGCCGTAGAAACCTAATCCAGGCAGAAACTTGTAATGAACAAAGTAATCTATTCTTTTTCGTAGAATGTCTTCTTGGTTGTAGTTTCTACGAATAGATAAGATGGCAGACTGCTTAGGAATAAGCGTAACAATGTACGGCAGCTTAATTCCTGTCTCTTCACCTTCATCATCTAGGTCTTCAAACCCAGGCAGGTCAAGATCAATATGCATCTCAAGTATTTCGCACTCATCAGATCCGCCTGTAGGCTTAACGCCTTGAAGCTCATCAATCTCATCACCAATCTCATCATCGCCATAAGAAACATTTGAAGAATAGGAGATGTCTGATTTTTTATAGAAGCCTGATTGCTGCATTTTCTTCACATCATTTTCTGACATATCAACAATGTGAGTAATTCTTACTGCGCTATCTAAACTAGAGGCACCATAGGGTACGACCAGCTTTTCAGAAGGAATAAACCTTGATACCGGACGATCTAGGGTTTGATCAAAATGCACTTTCCTAAAGGCGCTACCTGACAATGGCAGATAGAAAAGCATCTGGTCTGTTTCAGGGTCATATTCTTTCATTACCTGTGTGATCTGGTAATTCATGAACTCCTGAACTCTTGCTGCCTGAAGATCAGCCCCAGGGGTCATCATGCCCACTACCTGAGTCTTAACGGGACCGCCAGATGGGAGTAGTTCTTTATAGGCTTGTGCTTGAAACTGAGTAACAGACTCTGCGAGTAAGGGATGAATGATGCCTGACGCGCCATTAAAGGGCTCTGTTCTTTCCTCAAACTTCATGCCAAGGAATTCAAGACCCTCACGGTACTGGTCTTCCCACTCCTTGCGTGAAGACTTGTCATCTTGGAAATCAGCTATGCAATCAGAGTAAACACGCCCAAGATCACCATCATCAACAAGCTCTGCAAGGTTTTCAAAGAAATCCTCACTCTCACCCATCATAGGTTCAGGTGGAACTCCCACCAGCATAGTGCCATCTTCAAGGATTTCGTTATCGTCATCCCCCATATCGCCAAAGATATCGTCAATGCCGCCAATATCATCAAGATCAGGATCAAGATCTATTTCAATTTCTTTTGATTT